TTACTTCCTTATCAATTCAATTGCGTCTTCTGGTGAACGTGCCACCCCAGCAATTGCACCGTTTTTATGCATCGTTTCAATAAAATGTTTCTGATCTGGTCTTAATCTGCCTTTTTCATTTTTCACTTCAATAAAAAACATCTTCCCATCTGATTTACGATAACCGAATAAATCACTAAACCCTTTAGGTAATCCAGTTGATACAGTTCGACCATCTGCCGTTTTAAATGTCCCCACATTCGCTCTAAATACAATGGCATACGGATTCAATGCCAATCGAATAGCATTTTGCACATCTATTTCTTTAATAACAATCAACTCCTAATCACACTTGGACACTTTGGACGGATACTGCCGTTTTTTCAAAAGCTTTATATATAATAAAATTAATTTTTCTATATACTCTTTATTCCTTTCAACTATCCAACTATCCAAAAAAGAATAAATAAAGTAATAAAAGAATAGATATATCAAGGGCTTAAGAGTTTGGACAGTTTTAGAAGAACTGTCCGTAAACCTTCCTAAACTCTCCAGAAATTTAATAACCTAATTTAAAAAATGACTTTTTATTGTCTTCTAACAAGTCGATTCCCTTATAATGAATCGTTCCACTTTTAAATTTCACAAATTTCTTTCCCATCTCACGACCAAATTTTGTACTACTCATCATATATTGACCGTTATCACTCGCCCACTCTCTATATGCTTGATAGAGGTCTTTGGCTTGTACTTCTAAATTCGTACCTCGATTGCAACATTCTTCAATAAATGCTTCTACTGCATCCATTTCTGTGCGGTACTCATCACGTTGATCCTTAATAACTTGTGGTTCTGGTAAGCCGTTTTCACGCCACTTTATATAGCCTTCCACAGCCCAATTTAAGATTGCTTTTAATTCACGTCTTAGCTTATGTTTTAAGCGCTTATCTACCTTTTCTTTCGTTATCTGTACTGTGAATGGAATAATCGCCATACGTCTCCAAATACCATCATCGGTACCTCGTATAATTGGTTTATGGTTGGTTGCCATCCATAATTTAAACTGTGGCATGAAATCAAATTCATTTTCATATAAGAAACGTGCTGTTACCTTATCGCCACCTGTAAGCTGTTTAACTAATCCCTCATCTAATCGCACACCTTCGTTTGGCTCTGTGGTAGTGACTAAACGAGCTCCATCTAATCTAGCAATATCTGAATTTGCTCCAGAACTTTGTTGTTTAACCATAATCGTTTGTGGTTGAATGTTAGTGGCGTAATTTCCGAATATTTCGGTAATTATATCTAAAAATACTGATTTACCATTTCGACCGTTTCCATATAGAATAAACATCATTTGTTCTTCTGTAGATCCAGAAAGGGAATACCCAACAGCCCGTTGCATATATTCAATCAGTTCTTGATTACCATCGAATATTTGATTTAAAAATTCAATCCATAATGGACAATCAATTTTATCTGTATATTCAACCGAAGATATTTTTGTAAAGAACTTCGATTTATCATGATCGTATAGTTTCCCTGTTCGTAAATCTAAGTATCCGTTTTGAACATTAAATAAATCTAGTTCATTATCAAATTCATGTGGCTTAATCGGCAGTAAATGTTCACTTTCTTTAATCATGTTTGTTTTTCCGTTACTACCTCGTGATGATTTCACATGTTTATTAAATGCTTTTGTTGCTTCTTCTTCATCTACACCGTCAATTATATGAATTGGTTCATTTTTCATTTTCTCAATTACTTTATCAACGAGATTTTTAATCATCCCTTGTTGGTCAATCAACCATATCTTACCGTCATAAAAGTACCAATTCTTACGAATGTAGCTATATCGAACAACCTCGCCATATGCATCTGTAAAACGTTTCGCATTACCTGTATCATCGTAACTATAAAATTTCTTTTCAATTGTTTTCACATCGTCTTCAAGTACATATAAGTTAAATTCTTCATCACGCTCTCTTGGAATAAAAACGTTTGTACAATCAGTAATTGCTTTATTTAATGTTTCAGCACCGTATGTGGAATTATTTTGTTTTCTATCCCACTTTTCACGATACAGGGAAGAATTTCGAAAAATACTATCCATCTTATTGAAATCACGGTTTGTCCAAAAGGCTAAATCATTTGCAAAAGCCATATCCGCTTCTGATTGTGAGTCATAAAATTGTTCCCATCCACCACTCATAAATAATTTGAAACGCATCCCGTTTTTACTGTTACAAGCAATTTGAATGATTTCCGCTTCTGGAATATCCACACCTTGTGGAGTGTTAGGAGAAACATTACTTTCAGACACTTCACTTTTTGCGATATATTTATTGTGGAGGTATCCTACTTTCCCATAATCATCATCTTCAACTCTTGTATAATTACCGACAATATTTCCCGTCATTGCGAAGAAACGACCACTATCATACATTTCTACATTTCCTTTACGTCTACCACCTTTAGGTAAATCACCTTTAGCGATAATATGAATGCCATTTCCACTCACCGAGTATTCTGTATAACTACACATCATTTCAATAAATTCAGATACAATATTATCCTCATGATCTCCCGATTGATAACGTTCAATTTCATCACGTACATTATCAATATCAATTCCAAAATAAGGTGGTTTAAAGTAAAACCCTACACCATCACAGTTAAATGTATCGATAGCAGCCATGGCGACTTCGAAAGTCGCCCATGTGCTTTCATCGTTTGATTTACCTAACCCTCCGGTATTAGCATCTATAGGGATTTTAGTCATTTTCTCTCCGCGTTGTTGTAACTTAAAACAGCACCATTGTTTTAATTCCTGTAATTCTTCTGGTATTGCTTCATACATGTTTTAACCCCCTTAGAACGGAAGATCCTCATCCTTAATTGTCAATCCACTTTGCTGCATTTCAGAAAACGTTTGATTTTTTTTATCATTCTTAAAAGCATGGTTTAAAGGTCCTGCAACTTTTGATGGAGACCAATTTTTCACGTTGGTATTGTCATATGTTTTTCCGTTGTATTCAGATTGTTCATTTTTCACAGTTACCATTACAGTCTTTAAAATGAAATCATTTAATAATTCTTCTCACGATTTATAACTTTTACCATTTTGTAATTGGCACGCTTTACCGGCGGTATTAAAAGTTTTCATATTATACTTCCCAGTATCTTTCGCTTTCCAAACACGATGGAAGATATGACAATTTTTATAAGCCTGTTCTACATCATTACGAATAATTAAATCGAATTGGATAAATTCAGCCCCACCAGGTGTAGCATCTTCATTACATTGATTAATGACTACCTCATAATTACCGTCTGCAATACGTCCGTTACTTTCAAATACCTCATTAAAATCTAAAGTGAATCCCATATTCATTCTCCATTCTGTTTTTTATTTTAAATAAATCCTAATAACTTTCCTTGATGGTACGCCCATCCCCGCTTATAGTTACGTGATTTTGCTAATTCATACAGTTCCTTCATATCCTTACAATCTTTCGGTTCTCTAAAATCAAGTGTTATATGAATATCTTCTTTTGTAATTTCTTCAAGTGTTGCGGTTTTATCTACCTCATAGTCTGTTACAGGTTTTATTTCTGGCTTGTGCCCACATTCAGGACATTCCTTTTCACTCGATGGATAAACTGCAAAACAATTTGCACATTGTTTAATTTTAATTTCTGATTCAGTTGATGATTTTTTTTTACTTGATAAACTCCAGTACCTCTTTTGGTCTGGTAATCCAAACCTTCTTACATTATCCACATGATCTATAATGATTGATGTTTTATTAGGTTTGTATCTCATCCCTCTCATACTTTGTTGAATATAGAGGGAAAGGGATTGTGTCGGTCTAAGCATAATAACTGTGGAACAGTCTGGTACGTCAAAACCTTCCCCTATCAAGTCCACATTTGTTAATACTTTAATTTCTTTATTACGAAACTTTGTAATAATTTCTTCTCGCTCTAGCTTTGGCGTTTTCGCATCAATATGTTCTGATACAATGCCATAATTCAAAAATTCCTGTTTTACCATTTTGCTAGATTCGATATTGTGGCAATAGCATATAGCTTGCTCTCCTAATGCTAATTTTTGATAGTGTTCAACCACATCACCGTAAATCGTTTTGCTTTCCATCGCTTTATCAATAGATGTACTTGAAAATTCATGTAGGTTATTCAATTTAAGTAAAGATGTATCTATCAGTTTCGGTGCGTAATATTTATATGGAGATAAAAAACCGTTTTGAATGAGCCATTCGGCATCAACTTCCTCAATTAGAATATCGTTTATGTCCCCTAATCCACTACCATTCAACCGAATCGGTGTAGCAGTAAAACTAAGACGTAACACATCATGAAAATGGTCATATATCTTACGATAAGATGCGGCTAAACCATGATGTGATTCGTCTGTAATAATTAAAGATGGTTTAACTGTTTTATCTAATCGCCTTACTATTGTTTGAACCATTCCAAATTCTACAAAATCCATATTTACTTCATTTTTTATAAAAGTGTTCCGAATCTGATCAATCAATTCTTTCCTGTGGACTAAAAACAAAACTTGTTTTTCATTATTTGTAGTCATTCTGGCGATATCTGAAATAATGACAGATTTACCAGCACCACATGGTGCAACAACACAAGGAGATTTAAACCCATCCAGATAAGCTTTTCTTGTTTTCTCAACTAATTTTTTTTGATAATCATGTAGTTGGAACATCGGAATGTAACAGCTCGCTTTGTACGCAACCTTTACGATCATCGATTTGATTTTTCGCGTATGTGCTATTTGTAGCGCTTAAAATAAACCCTCGTGTGCCATCCTCTTTAACCTGTAAACGGCCTACAATATCACATAATCCTAGAACATTATTCATGATTTTCTTATTGATTTGAGGGTAAGATCGGTTATATTGTTGTCCTTCACTATCGATATAAAGATCATCAGTTTCCCAAGCCGTCCAAATCAGATTCGCACCCAAGTTTTTTAAATATCGTAAACTGTTAACAATCCTAAATTGCATATATTGATAGTCACCTTGAGATGGAACACCTTTGTTTTTCCCTTTACTTCCAAGATCGGATAATAGACAACGTTCTAATTCGCTTATGTTATCTACTACAATGTTGTCATATACATCTTTGTAATTCTTGTCCAATTCAAGAATTAGTTTTTCCCAAAATGTCCATGTATCAGTATTATCCACATATACAATATCGATGTTTTCTTGACCTTTTAACACCTTCGAAGTTCGGTCTACATCTAAAACAAGTGTTTTCCCTGGAAAGTATTTAATTGATGTTGTTTTACCCATTCCAGGTGGGGCGTAAATCAAATATGTTTTTTGGGTATTTGTGATTTCCTTTGCATTAGTTATTTGCATTTAATTCACCTCTACTCTTCCTAACAGATAATCTGTTGATACACCTAAAGCAGTTGCTAAATCGCATAATACATAAATGGTAGGTCTAGAATCTCCAATTTCATAATTTGAAATCGTACATCTATCTTTATTAATCATTTCTGCTAATTCTTGTTGAGTAAGGTCTTTCTTTTTTCTTATCTCTCTCAGCCTTGCAGGAAACATAATATTTACCCCTTTGCCATTTTCTTTAGGACAAAGATTGAAGCTTGAAAATCCTTAATTTTCTCTTCAATGTCCTTAATGTTTTGTTCAAGGATTGGCTTTCTCTCTATTACACGCTCTAATTTGCGTTTACAATCGTTTAAATTTCCTTGTTCCACACTTAATGATTTTTCTAATTCTTCAATAGCAGCGTTCAAAATGGAATCCCTTCTTTCTTCTTAAGGTCCTCATATATTTCCATGAGGTCTTGTAGTCCATGTTCATACGCCGTAATCAGTAATGAAGCATGTGGATCATCACTATTTTTATATCTTTCTATTAAATTCATCGTGATTTGAATTTTAGATTCAATTCTTCCTTGCACCATCCAATCTTGCAAGTTCATATCACTCACCTGCAATCTTTCTTGTGGAATGAGCTAGTACGTATTGTTGAATGCAATCTGTTTCATCATGTATGTAATCTCCATCAATATCTCTATACTCTTCACCAAAGTAAATTTCCTTACAGCAACTCTTACAATTACTCATAACATCACTTACAACTGAATCCTGACGATTTCCGACTACCATTGGATTTTCTACTATTATTAATCCCTCCTAGCATATTCCACAGTTTTGCATATCACTTTTCCACCGAGATCATCTGCTACCTGTTGTGATGCTTTATATTCAAATTCCATTGCATTCTTAACTAACTTCGTTACCATTAACGGATTGGGATTACTAACAAATAAATTACCTACACTTACTAAATATGTAGTTTCAGGTATTAATTGTTCACTCATCATTTCTCACTCCTTTACATGAGTTGAATTCATGCTATAATCATCTTGAAAATTGATTTTATCTAGATCACCTGTTGGAGCAGGTGGTTTTTCTTTAATGATCGTGCTCCTAAAAAGTACGATTTTTTTTAGTTGGGCTATAATTTGGATTAATTTTTAAAAATGCTTTATTTTTCTTATAATGAACTGTAGACCTACCGATTCCGAACTTTAAGGCTATCTCTTCTGCTGTATATCCTTCGCTAATATGTAGAATGAGTATCTTCTCTTCTTCATCAAGTACATTTGTTATTTCTTCAAATTCAATAGATGATATTACTTCTTCTTCCATATTTATAGGAGATACTGCGAAAAACTCATTTATTACTTCTCCCTCTTGGTGTAAATCAATGGACTGTATACTAATTTGATTTCTTTCTTCAATGCTTGTGCGACTATTCAATAGAAAAATTGTTCCTTTATTATGGATTTCATCACTCATACGCCATTTCATATGTTTCATTGCGTATCCATTAAATGATTTTTCCCTTTTTGGATCATATCGTAAGCACAATTCCCATAATTGCATCTGTCCCACTTGTATTAAATCGTCTATTTCCATATTGTTATTTTCTGCAATTTGTTTAGCGTTTTGGTAACTGCCAAATTGTTGTTCTATTGCCGAAAACACTAAACGTTTTTTAGCCTCAAACAACTCTTCAGGTGTCATTATCGCTCCCCATCCCTTCATTATTTTTCTAAAAATCTTTTAATCGGTTTATCTAACAAACATGCAAGTGACATTACTGTACAAATTGTTACTGATAAGATGAATAATGACATTGAATTTTCTTCCATTGTCCTAACACTCACCTTTCTTCTTAAAGTGATCGAGTTTCTTCCACGTCAAATCTTTTAGTAATTTCTTATGCTTCTCTACTAAGCAATTCGGAATATCGTCGATTGATTTCAGTCCTAGTTTTTCTTTCAAGTATGATGTGACATGACGCATCACTCCTGTAATTTCTTTCTTCATTAAGGTTTGCACATGGCGCTCCAAGTCGGATTTTGTACCTTCCATTGCTTCAATTGTAAGCTGTACTTTATTGCCTACGAATTCCTTCGCCTTCGCATGGCGTTCTTGCTGTAGTTGGTCTCTTACGATTTTAGAGGCCACATTCTCCAACTGTGATTGTGTAAGGCGACTGTCGAAGCTCTCAACGGATTCGCCAAGATTCCCTAAACTTCGATCCATCTTTGTTAACTTGTTGTTTTGATTCGCAAATTGAGCTTGTACTAAGGCGATTAGCTTTTCAAGCGCTTTATCATCCGTGCGTTTAATGACTAAATCTCCTGACTCATTCAGTGCGATCGGCAATTGTGTAATATTCTCCATGTTCCATCCTCCAATTAGTTAATTTTTCTACCAGTCTTCGCTATTTTTAAATCGTTAGTAAACTCCTGAAACGCTTCTATACGTGAGTCCAACAATTCTTTCGTAGCATCACTTGCAGTAGCAATTGATCCACGCATAAGTGATGAAACTACCGCATCTCTTAGGAATTCATCCATATAGGCAATCAAATTGTGGACATTTTTATTTGCTATGTAATTCATGGAGGATTCTTCGAGTTGTATGTCATCCACATCTTTTGATAAGGCATCCGCTTTTTGTTTGTAAAAATTCGCTTCATCTTTCAATTTATCTATCTCAATCAACAGATTATTCGGTACGATTTCTATCTCTTTCACAACTTCTCGTTCCACAATTTGTGGTTCTTGTTGTTCTAGTTCTTCTAGCTGCTTTCGGGTGAGTTGTTCGGATTTACGAGCTTGCGAAGCTTCTTGCTGTGCGAGCTTCGCTTTCTCTTGTGCTTGTTGAAGGAGCTTGTCCTTTTCTTTGAGAGCTTTCTTTACTTCCCTAACCTCACGTACCGTCATAGCGTCTACTGTCTTCTCTTCTCCTGTGGAAGGAATGGTGTGTGGTTCTTCGATGAATCGTTGACGATCTATTTCTAAAGGTAATTGGATTAATTCAAAAATCTTACTCGTTTGTAACGACGTCGTTACATTTTGAAATTGTTCGTAGGCTTGAATAAAACGATTAGCTTGCATGCGACTGAAATTACAACGTTTTTCTATCCAATCTATCCACTCACCATGCACTAAATCATTTTCCTTAACATGTTTCAACCGCTTCCCAATCTCAAATATCGACTGTCCTGCAATTTGCTGATAGCTTTTTATCTCCGCTGTAATTACATTGATGTCAGTTGATAAGTTCATGATTGCGTTCAATTATTTTTCCTACCCTTTCTTTTAATCATTGCGCTTGCTGTTTACTTATCCCATCAGTATTCCAAACTACTTTTCCAATTGCCTCAAAATCATTTCTAAATGTTTTGAATTCCTCAGCTGTAAAATTAGCTTTATCACCTGATTTAAAAACCAACGTTACTTCTTTCAATTAACTCACCTTCCCTCGAGCTGTAACCTTACTTACTGTGATTCATCCTTATTTTTAGGTATTTTTGTTCTTTCGTGAAAATAATCTCTTGGAACTCGTCCGGCTACCGTGATATATCCTTTTTCTTTTAGTTCATCGTTAAGCTTTTTAATAATTTCTCGCGCTTTCGTCTCCTTAACACTAAATAAATCCATGACATGTTCACATCTATAGACATCCATCAATCACACCTCATTAAGCAACACCGCCAGTTACGAAACGCAATATACGAGGGAAAAAAATTCGAATTACCTCATTCGGTTCTATTTTTAACTCATTTACAATTTTATTTACTTCTTCTGTATCAAACACAGAGTAACCGTTGATCTTATCATTCAAGGTAGTTGGACTTATCTCTAATGCCTCAGCCAATTTCCTATAACTAGAATTTTTTTCTCTTATTTTTCCTTTTAAAGCTTTTAATTCTGGATATTTACGGCTTTTGTTCATATAATCATCCCTCGTTTTTTAACAAATTATTTTTTGTTACGTTTCGTAACACACCCCTAGAATACCCCTAAAAAAAACAGCTGTCAATACGTTTCGTAACATTTTTATTGATTCCACCCCTGTTGTTGTTGCGTTTTGTAACATTTTTGTTTATACTATCGAAAAAGGAGGTTGTTATGTAAATGGAACACAAACAACTTTTAAATAAAGAAATATTCCCCATCAGATTAAAGGAAATCATGCTTGAGAATGATCAAACAATTTATACTCTTTCAGAAAGAATTAATCTTTCTGCAGCCACTGTATCACGATATTGTAGTGGGAAAATGGCACCAAAACTAACTACTATAGAAGTTATAGCAAAACAATTTGATATAAACCCTGCTTGGTTAATGGGTTATGATGTAGATAAATTTATCGAAAAAACTCAACCAGATCGGAAATATTATCAAATAACTGAAAAAGACAAAAAAGACATTGCTAAACAATTAGAAAAAATGTTAGAAGGATTAGGGGATGACCAAAACGGTTTTGCCGCTTTCGATGGTGAACCACTTGATGAAGCTACAAAGATAGTATTAAAAGATTCACTTGAACGTTCGATGCTTTTAGCACGAGAAATAGCTAAGAAGAAATTTACTCCTAAGAAATTCAGGAATTAAGGAGGGCTTTGGATTGAAAAATGATATAAAACAACATGCACTAGATCTAGCAAAAGAACACGGCACAAACAATCCATTTAAAATAGCTAAAGAAAGAAACATCGAATTAGTATTTGAAGATTTACAACATATTTACGGTTATTATCATTACTGTCGACGTGTTCAACTTATTCATATCAATTGTAATCTTGAAAAATTTATCCAACTGTATGTCTGCGCCCATGAATTAGGTCATGCTGTTAGACACACTAACGAAGATACCGCTTTTCTTAGTAGGCATACACTCTTTTCCACGGATAAATTAGAAATCGAAGCGAATACTTTTGCTGTTGAATTATTGTTGCCCGATAATGAGGTTTATGATTATCTCCATTCTGGATACACCATAGAACAAATCGCAAGTGTTTATGGAATCCCTAAACAGTTCATGAAATATAAAACATTTAACTTTTAAACTTATGTGGAAGGGGTTATGAAAGGATGCCTATCTATAAAGACAAAGAAAGAGGAACGTACTATGTAAAAATTGTTTATCGAGACTACGAAGGAAACAAGAAGCAGAAAAAAAAACGAGGTTTTAAAAAAAAGAACGATGCTGTCGCTTGGGAAAAAGAATTTCATAAAAAACATAACGAAAGTAGCGATATGAGTTTCTCTAGTCTAGTTGAATTATACATGGAAGATATAGTTCATCGCATTAGACCAAATACTTTCGAAAATAAAAAATATGTTATTAATTCAAGAATACTACCATTCTTTTCAAAAATTTCTATAAATGAAATCAAACCCATGCATATACGAAAATGGCAAAACAACCTAATTTCTCAAGGATTTAGCCAAACATATCTAAAAACAATTAATAACCAATTAAATGCCATACTCAATTTCGCTGTGAAATTTTACGGACTATCTGCCAATCCCTCAAAGGTAGTTGGCACTATAGGAAAGAAACAAGCTGATTCTTTGAATTTTTGGACGTTAGGGGAATTCAATTTATTCTATGAACAATTAGACAAAGAAGAAAGTAAAGTTATATTCTCTATACTTTTTTGGACGGGAATTCGTTCAGGAGAGTTATTAGGTTTGCAATGGAAAGATATAGATTTATTAAGTAACACAATTTCCATTACAAAATCACTCCAGAAGGTGAATGGCGAAACTGTCATAAATCCTCCAAAAACACCAAAAAGTAAAAGGATTATTCACATTCCTTTGGCATTAAGTGGATTGATTATAAAATATAAAAACAAACTATACAAACCTAAGCATAATGATTTTCTATTTGATTGTTCTAAATACTATGTGTTATATGAATTAAGAAGAGGTATAAAAAAAGCTAATATAAAAAAGATACGTGTGCATGATCTTAGACATTCACACGCATCTCTTCTAATTGAATTAGGATACAGCCCATTATTGATATCAGAAAGATTAGGTCATGAAAAAATCGAGACAACACTGCAAGTATATTCTCACCTGTATCCAAATAAACATGATGCTGTTGCAAAGAAGCTAAATGACCTAATGGAACAAAAAAGTTCCATATGA